TACGAACTTTTATATCCGATACTCTCCTCTGTTGCCATATTCACGAGGTAATCGAAAATCTCATCACTCATAATGGGATTACCATTATAGTATGCTGTTTTTGCTCGCTTGATAAGATTTTCTAACATTTTTATATTATACTAAAAATTTGACCATTTGTCAAGAACTATTTTCCGATATGTTCAACATCATCTCGAGGGATTACTTGATACGCACCTTTATTGTATGCTGGTGCAATTGTATATTTCTTACTGATTTCCAGTTTCCATGAGTTGTCTACTTTTGTTCCTTTGCCTGCATTGGTGGAGCTGACTGGAATCGAACCAGCGACCTTCGCAGTGCAAATGCGATGCTCTCCCTGCTGAGCTACAGCCCCTACTTTAGTCCATTTTGACTTATGGCTTCTTCTTTTTGTTCGCACAGTCTTTCTTCTGCGCCCGTGCGAATCGTAATTTAAACTTCCTTTTATTATCATAATGTATATTATAACAAAATTTTAAGGTCATGTCAAGAACTATTTTTAGCTCTGGTATATTTCATCTATTATTTCTTTGAACTCATCTTCAATAATACTTTTACTTTCTGCTAAAGACAATATTTCTACTAGTCCTGTAAAAAGTTCTTGGGTATTACTTAAGTCCAAGGGAATACTTATACCATCTTTCGAGGGTAACCACTCTTCATCAAAGTCTAAATAATATTTTCGTAGGGACAAATACTCAACTCCACGAAAAGTATTGATTACTAATCTGATTTGTTGAGTATCAGTTTCATTGATAACTCTTTCATATATACTTGGTGCACCTAAATCAATCATTTTTAATTATCCTATTCAATGGAACAATGCTTGTAACATTCTTCGGCATTAATAGACGATACGAGTCCGTGTCCCAGCAAAATAGGAGGACTGTATCATGTGCTTCTTTAGCTCGGTTTTTCTTTTCCTTTATGTAGGGAGTAGAAAAGTCCCGAGTGCATATATTATATTTTAGTCTGCGTGAATTCTTACTTCTGTAAGTGATGACTGCATCGCCTGCATCATCTATTTTCTTTTTAAAATCATCTTTTGTCATGTTTCCTCCAGTAGTATCTAACAAATGATAATTTGATTTGTACTATTTTTGGTTACATCTACAAGATGCAAAAAACTAGGGCAGTCTGCACTACCCTAGTGAAAAACTAAACTAAATTAATTGTTTAAGTTATTTACTATACCTGTAAAGTATACTGCTGCTTTACCAGTCAACTTTGATATGATTGCAGCATCAACTTCTTGACCTGCGTCTGTCAAAGCACTTGTTAAGTCTGACTGTGCTCCTGCAACACTTACTCTACCACCACCGCTAGAGCCATTAGAACTACTTCTTGCTGGTGTTTTTCTGACATATACACCTGCCTTTGTAAGTATCATTCTAACACCGTTAGGAGATTCTTCTAACTGCTCAGCGATATCTTTTACTATCTCCATACTATTTTCTGGAGTTGGCTCTTCCGATACATACATATCGACTGCCTCTTGTTTTTTCTCGTCTGTCCAAGACATATTCTTTCTCCTTTTATTTTTGTAAGATTCTGGCAAACCAGGGCACCAACCCGTGGCTTGTCTCATTTGCATATAAAATCTATCACTCATATATTTATATTATAGAAGATTTTAAACGCGAAGTCAAGAACTATTTTTTGTTTTCTATGAAAAATGTTTCTTAAGCGTATTCAATTTATCTTCAGCGGTTGCTAGTTTTTCTAATTCCATTTCAATCGCTTGAACAATTTCAGGGTGTTCTCCAATACCTACTACATTTCTTTCATATGCTTTTATATTCGCATATGCCATAGCGATATCTCCCTCTAATTTTTTACATAGTGCTTCTATTAAATAGTTCATATCTTTTTAACTCCTTCTACATAGTTTTCAGCGGCACTTTCTGCAAAGCTCTCGCTTTTACCATGATAAAATTCTGTTTTGATTACTTGACCTCCAAGATAAAATCTGCAACCCCAATGCCCATCTAGTTTTATAACATCAGACCTTAGATCACCTTTCATAAAAGTTGTATAATTATTGTCGTTCATCATTTGTTACTGCTCCATTTATAAATGATTCTATAAATTGTTTTCCATAATCATCTTGCAAAGATACCCACATAACCATTGGCCATGCCACAGCAAACATAAATAATACAGTAAAAAACATTGTAACTGGAAATCTCCCTACCACTGAGGCTGGAGCAATCCTTTGTATTTCTTTATGTGCGGGATACCATAGTTTAAACATGGCTAACACAAGTCCTGACAGATACACTGCCAATAAAATTTCCAACATTTTTGATTCCTTATAAATATTTTTCTAAGTGTGCCAAACTTCCTATTTCATAAGCGAGTGCACTTCCCCAATATCCTGTTCTTTCTCCATCAAGCCAAGGAAAGAGTGTTTTAGAAGTATCGCAAGGCTCTAGTATAAATACTTTATAACATTTAGCTCCATACTTATCTTCATAATTTACACACTGTGTTATTTTACCATAACAAGCATACCCTTTTCTTTCTGCTTGATATTTTTGCGTAATTTCATCTTTAATTATCGCAAATTTATTATGACGAGGATACCATACTTTTTCATTATATGTAAACTCTTCTGCTACACATTGTTCTGGTAGCATAGCATTTCTCATTCCTTCATAGTCTGATTCTGCTAATTTTTGAGGTATGCCTACTCTCTCCACAATATTCTTTACAAATGCGGGAGAACGATAAATACTTTCTGCAATTCCAGATATATTAAATCCATCTATATACATCTTTACTACTGACTTTATCTCATCTTCTGTAGCGGCCTTTCCTTTATTTTGACTTTTTCGTACTTCACGAAAATGTTTTGTTTCAAGGTGGTCGTCTATAATTTTTTGAAGTCTGGTCGTGTTATACCTAATATTCAAAATTTCACAGGCTTCCTTCTTAGTTATAGGATTATCCTTTTCGAGTTGTTGGACTACTCTTTCAATGTTATCAAAAGATAACTTTTCTCCTGATTTACTTCTTATCATAATGCTCTTTTCCTAATAATATAATTGCGTAGTGCACTATTTTTAATAAATCTTTTTCGTTATATCCGTCTTTCTTACCATACCTTTGAGCATATTTAATTATGTTTCCAATACAGAAACCTTCTCCATGATCAGCATCAAATACAAACTCAGTAGTCTGTATCTTATTCTTACTATAATGTGCGTCATAGGTTGCACGGATATAATTCTCAACCCAGACTAATACTTTATCTTCGTTAAACTTCATTAGTTAACATTTCTACTAAAGCAGTGTAGCCACCAATCTTCTGTCCATTAAATATAATCTGTGGAAATGTTCTTGCGCCAGGAAAGTTCTCAAACATATCTTCTTTTTGAAAATCTTTTCCGAACACTTTATACTCTACAGAACAACCTCGTTGCTCTGCAAGATTCTTTGCCATTGTGCAATAATGACAGTTAGGTGTGCTATAAATTATTACTGTATCTTTCATGTAATCGTTCCAAAGCGCTTTCAAGTCGCTGTTATCCTTTTATCATACCAAGCTAGTCCTTCGTCCCACCAATCAGGTTGTTCTCTATGTGACCACTTGGCAAATGTTGCTTTATCTGTATGGTAATATAGGCGATATGACCCGATGACATCAGTTTCATCTTTGAGTTCATCGGGCATAGCCATAAGAAATGGAGTGAGTCCTTGTCTAGGCATATTCTTCGGTTCGGGCAGTTTATTGATTACTTCAACTACTGACTTATGTAATTTGCCATAGCGATAATGGTATTCATCGTTTAGTGCATTTGCATAGCAATGAACCCACTCAAAATTATCTAGCGAAGACCTTGTCCATATCGTGCAAGGGTGATTGTACATCATGGGTAGATATGGTGTCAGTGGTCTTTCCTCTAGGGGAAGATGTTTGATTTCTGACTTTCTTGAATTGAGGGCTTCTCTTTCTTCAGCGTTTAACGCACGAGGTGTGAAACCTAATACTTCGTCTACCCATATAGCAGTGCATAATAGTTGTGCCGCCTCAAGAGGCATTTTTACTATATGCTTGTCTACATGGTATTCAGCACACTTGTCTAAATCTTCGTCTAAATAAAATAAATTCATATGTATATTATATAAAAAATTTAACCAAATGTCAAGTATTATTTTTTCTATTTACCAAAGGCTCTTCCAGCCTCTGAAATTCCAAATGCTCCTAGTGTTATCACTACTAAAGAGGTAAAAATTGTATCACTAATTACTAAATCTTGTCCCCAAAATGCTGTAATTAAATCACACCCTGCAAAAACAATTAGCATAAAAAAGGCTATGAAACCTATTATTGCTTTTTCATTTACATCATTATCATCTAAAAATAAATCAATAAATTTTCTTTTTGGTGGTGCTAATCTTTTCTTAGCTTCCGCTGCCTCTAATTGCATTTCTCTAATAGTATCTTCTGCAGTATCGAGTTTCTCGATTAAAGACATATACTTATCTAAATCTATCTCTACTTCATTTCTGCTATTATCTTGTGCGTTATTATCTGCCATTATTTATCCTTTGCTTTCCCCACATTAAGGGCAACCCAATCTAACACTTTGTAGATTTTCTTTACCCAGCCATCATCTATTGGTGTGGGTGTAAGAGCAGCGATTAATGATGCTCCCATTACTAGCCAGGGGATTACTTGAACCCATCTGATTATCCATTCGAAAAATTCTAACATTCTTCTATCCTTTTCTGTCTTACGACAGCCTTTGCAGAGGTACATACTTCTCTATAGTAGATACATCTATGTCCTCCACTTTCTCAAATTCTACATCATAACAAAGAATTTTGTCAGATGCAGATTGATTCTTTAAATTTGGCATAAAACTCTTATGTGTTGTATATTCTCTTTTATGAGTTTTATTACTTTTTAAACTTCTAAAGGTTATTTCAACAATACCTTCTTTTAAAATATCTATTAATTTTTGACTATCTATCATTCTTTTTCATACTTCCTACTACTATCTCTAGTTTATCTATTCTATCAACTAGAGGTTTATATCCGTCAAAACTTTCAATACCACACTTAGGGTGTGCTATTGCTTCTAATTCTATTACTCTTTCTTCTAATTCTTCTATCCAATCTTCTAAATCTTCAAATCGCATTTGTGCAGCAGGGTTCTTCTCAAACCACTCACTGTCTTTGTGTAATCCCCATAAATTAATTAGGTTCCTTATCCACTGTAGCATCTTCTGTAGTTACCTTCCTGTAATAAACTACCACATCTTTTAGTTCTGTGATATATCTTTTTAGTTCTTGCATATTATATGCCATTGTTTCATAATCGGGAATAGTCATAGCAAGAAATACTAATTCTCCTTCTTGCGCTTCGATTATAGCGAATTGTTCTTCATAATTTTCAGGTGTAATAGTTAACCACCTAACCTCTTTTAAATCTATCTCACGAGGCATTATTGGTTGAGTTATTACTCTCTCAACTGGTTTTGCTACTACTTCTACTTGTTTAGTTGGAATTAGGCTGCAGTTGGAGACCATCATCGAGGTCATCAACAATAACGCTGAGTGCTTCGATGTCTTCCATAATATGTTTTGTTCCATTATTTATTTTCCTTTGCATTTCAACTGGGTCGCCCATTATTTTGGCACTCAGTTCATAGTTTCTTATAAATTCTGAATATCTATTCAGTTCTCTTTGAGCGTTTTGACTTTTTATTGTCATTTCTTGTAGTTGCTCTGTCTGTAGTCTGAAGTCATTAGTCATTACATCTAGTGCTTCTTGTTGAGTGGCTACTGCTCCTTCTAATGCTATATTGTTTGCTTTTAAGGTTACATTCTCTTGGTATAACCAATATCCACCTAATCCTAGCACTATAATTATTCCTATTAAAAATTGATTCATAATCTTTGTATCCTATAATTAAGACCTTCTGCTCCTCGTATTTCTACTGTATCATCATTTTCATCTTTAAAGGATATATACTTTTCTTGTTTGTAGTAAAACTTTTTTACTATAAACTCTTGGTCGTCTGCGTCGCCGTAAGTAGAATTATAACTTACTGTAAGCTTGTAACGCGTCCTGAATAGATTTAGTATCCAGTTCCATATTTCCTTTAGTTTTTGCTTCATTTAATAATCCTATAAATTCTTCTAAGTATTCTTCGATAGTCATACCTCTTTGCTCCGCGTGTACTCGAGCAAGTTCTAATAACTCTTGTGGTATTTTAAATTTCAAACCATTCCTTGCCTACAAATAGACAAGCCTCTGCTTCTCGTCTTCGGATAAGTCCTTCTAAAACTTTTCCTCCTGCTTTGTTCCATCTTTTCATTTGTGCTGGTACATCTTCGTACTCGCCTGAGTTTAGAACTTTTAACATTGTAGACGCACTTAGGTTTGCTGGGCCGAGATTGTATACCCATGATACTAGGGCATCAAACTGGTTTTGTGAAAGAGCTACAGTCACATACTTGTTGATATAACTTTCATACTCATGTAGTTCATCAACTAACATTTGTTCTGCTTCTTCTTGTGTTATTTCCATGCCTTCTACGACATCTTTGGTATGACCATAACCTATTGTCCAGACTCCTGCTGAACATTGATAGGCTTTTAATTCACACCCTTCAAATTTTTTAATGAGGGCTAAACCCTCCATACTTGTTTTCAATTAATTCTCCTGTGTTTCTTTTCTCGACTTACTCTTTTCTTTTCTGCTCTTTTTAAATCTACATATCCTGCTTCGGTAAGTAGATTTATCATTGCTTGTAAATCGCCTACTTCTTCGGAAAGACATTTTAGTTCGTGTTTACCACCATTATGCCTATATACTTTGGAACATGCTTGGGCAAACTCCCCTGCCTCTTCCATTGCTACTATCAGTAGGTATGGGTCTACTTGACTCATTTTTTCTCCTATAAAAAAGTGCCTCTTTTAAGGGAGGCACTCACAAAACGACAAGTCTATGTTAGAGAGCCAATGCATGTAACTAATACGCTACCTACAAAGCTAAGCAATAATAGTGTCGTTATTGCCTCACATAACTCTCCATCGCTACATATTTCCTGTCTAAAATACTCTACATATTTCACTAATCAATCTCCAAGATTTTCCTCTTGGAATTTGGAGTTCTAGACAGAGCGATCGTTAGTAACCCGTCTTGTAGATTAACTTTCTCTACTTGTAAGTCTGGATTAAGAATAAACCTTCTATCAAAAGATTTAAGACTTAAACCTTGATGAACGAACTTTTCATTCATTTCAAGTTTCTGCTCTTTCTTCCCTGCTATGTGGAGTTCTTCGCCGTCTGCGATTATCTCCAGTTCTTCTTTCTTCCAGCCTGGCACTGCGACTTCAATACGATAGTTGCCTTTACTTTCAATTACATTATATCTAGGATAGCCAGTCTCCGTATATTGTGGTATACTGGGCATATCCAAACCAAGCCAAAATTTACTTAAATCAATACTCATTTTTATCTCCTCATTCCTTTCGGTAATAATTGTCTACCCTCTCGGTATAGACGCGTTAAAACATAGGTGAAACCACTCCACCTACATATCTATATTATACTAAATTTTAAGATAAAAGTCAAGAATTATTTTTCTAATCTTCGAAATCTATCTTACCCTGCTCCCTCATATAATCAAGTGTGGCTCCTATGCCTTCTCTTTTGCCAATAATATAACTAGCATAGCTACAACCACATAAGATTATGAAGAAAGCTAAATCAATGTTTTCCATAAAAATCTCCATTTAGTATATTATACATGAACCCCAACCAAATGTCAAGAACTTTTTTCAACACACCTAAAAATAGTTCTTGACTTTTGCTCTCAAATTTAGTATAATATATAAATGAGTAAAAGATGGACAGATAAGGAACGAAACTATTTGAAAGATAACTATAACTCTCTACCTATGAGTATTATAGCTTCGCAACTAGATAGAACAGCAAGTTCTATTCGTTCGCAAATAGACTACCTGCGAAAGCGTGGGTGGACATTCAATCGTGTAGGAGATACTAAAATAGATGCCTAGTATTACAACTAAGAATATGTCTTTTGAAAAAGCATTGCGAATCTTTCGAAAGAAGTGTGAAAATGCAGGTATCAAAGATGCACTACGCGCTAAAGAATACTATGAGAAACCAAACTGGAAACGAAAGCGAAAACTCAAGAGCGCGATAAAAAGACAACAACGAGAACAAGCGCGTGAACAGGCTTACTGGAAGGACTATCGGAAGAACCTCAAACGAAGAAATTCACTTTAATTTCCTATCAAAATTACAAAAATAAAATATTTTGTCATCTACTCGACTTACACCTATCCCAAAAATCATACCCCTCAGAAAAACAGTTCTTGCATTTTTGATAAACTTATGGTATAATAATATCATAAAAAATGATAATTAAGAAAATTATAAAATTAATCATTCTTCTCGTAAATCTCGTTTATAACGAAATTACATTTCAAGAGAACTCGAGAGTGAAACGGAAGAGTTCACCTTGTAATTGATGTTATTTAACGAGAGAGTTAATGATATAACTGTTCTGTTATATCTTCACCCATGAAAAGTAAAGAGATTTACATTTACTTTATCATAATTTCAACTTTAAAAACCAATTTACTACAATTACGCCCAATTCGTTCGTGATTTTTTACTTATGAATTTTCAATTCCAATACAAATTTAACACAAATTATATGCGTTATATTCCAAATTTGTTCCTAGTTATAAATAAGATATAGACTTTTGCGGAGTCTATGTAACCCCGCTCAGTCTGTTGGTTGAGGAACACGAATGTTTTTTACACTCGTGGTAAAACGATACCCGTCATTGTCATATAGTGTAATGACCATACCTAACTCTGGGTGAATTCGTGGTTCTTTCTCGACATAGAAGTATGCTCCTCTCAGAGCAATTACTTCTCTTGTCTTGCTAGTAGTGTCGAGTAATTCTACTATTCTATTTGTCCAAGCACTCATTTATTCCACTCCTTAATACTTTCAACGCAGCTTTGGGAGATTTCTCCAACCCCGCTACAGGTTCATAATCAATGTCAAGTGTGTCTGCAATGCTCTCAACAATTTCTTTTTTAGTTTCAGGGTCTTCGCCTGTTTTTGTTTTGTAGACAGTCTTTCTGTAGACGCCCTCTCTACTGAGCTTACCTATTATAGATTTTATACTTTTATCCAAAGTTTCCGCTAGATTTTCTACTGTTTCTCTACTAGGATTTTTAGTATATTCCTCTTTCATTAGGTCTACTTGTTCTGGTGTATAATTTACACTCATATTATATCTCCTAAATCTCCAGTATGGTCAATGTCATTCATCTTATGTAAAAATGGTTGAATGATATTATTCACTTCTTCATGTGTCATTCCCCACTCTTTTGCTATTGCACCAATAGCTTGGTTATGTGTCATACCATCGCCAGTATAATCTTCGTAGTCCATTTCTATTAAAGTTGTGTCCATTTTCATACTAATATCCGTGTGTTGTGCATGAATACTCTGTAGCACAATCTTGAGTTCCGCAAACACATACATTGTGTGTTGCTTTCTCCCAAGCGTCTATCAAAGCATCGCCAGTTAATTTTTCATCTGTCATAAAGACTATGCCACCATTCTTGAGTTGCCTCTCAATAGTGCCATCATTATAAGTAGTATCTATTACATTACCCATTTTCATATCTTCAGGTCTTGTTTCATACCACATACTTGTTAATCTGTGGACATGAATGTGTTGAACACCTTTTGCCCACTCCTCTGCTTTTAGTTGTTTTCTCTTTCTTTCTATCATTTCAGTATATTCAGTCATGTCTTACCTCTACTTTTCCATCTTCAAAGAAGCCATATACCATTTCATCAATGACTTCTTGAGGTTCATACTCTTCGCCATTCTTCGCTTTGGTTAAATCCCACCATGAAAAGTTTTCGTCTGATGTATCCCAGCCACTCCAATCTTCCATAGTTTCATTAAGTTCAGCACCATCTACCTCATTGAAGTCAGAATTTACACTATCTTCTTCTATCCATACTTCACATACTCCTATAAAGTTTCTGAACTCATCTTCATATGTCATTTTTGCACTAGGCATACCACCTACTTCATTGTAGATATACTGTATTAAATTCTCTAAGAAAGGTATGCATGGACTCCATGCAGAATGACCACTAATATTATGCTCATTAAAATCATCTACTTGTATCCATTTTGCTCCCATGTTATAGCAACCCCAACTATACCAGTCCTTCTCATTGTAAGGCTCAGGATATATAGGTAGTTCTTGCACTTCATAGGATAACCACTCCATTTCTCCATTTTTTGTTTTACAAGATTCAGCTAGTTTTTCTACTAATGCTGTCTGTCCTGCGTCTAAACTCAAATCTATATTAAAATATACATGATTTGCCATAATTTTTATACTCCTATCGTTGTTGACCTACTTCCCAAAATAGATACACTACTGTGCCGCCAACAACTGCAAGTAGATGTATCGTCAGCATATATAGAAAATATACTATATCCCATAGAATTTCCACTATATATCTCCTTCTGCCCTGTTCTCGCTACGAAATGCTTCGAAGCCATTAGGGTAGCGTTTCTCTAATTTATTGATATTTTCCTTAATTACATCAGTTGGATTGAAGCCTAAGGACATTACTCCCTGCGACCAATACCAAATGATGTCTCCAAGTTCTCTCATAAGATGAAACTTTACATCATCATTGAGTTCCTTACCTTGAAAAATACA